CTTTCTGCTTTTTGGATAGCGTCTTCATCTGACATACCCTCTTCCATAAGCTGAGTTACTCTATCTTCTATTTGGCTTTCGTGGAAATGTTCTCTACTCATCAATTTCTCTCCTATAAAATGTGAATGAGATTATTTGTTACTACAGATAGATTACCTAGTCAAATTATTTTTCGCTTTAACTTATCTACTCTTTCAGGTGCAAACTCAAGCAGATAGCAGATAGCACAAAGAAGTCTACCTAAGCTAAAAACATCTCCTCTATCTCCACACTTATCGCACATGTAGCCATGCTCATTAGTGTCATTTGATTTGTCATGTTTTAGTGTCATCTTATTTGTCATCTTTCTTCACATCTACATAAACCCTAAGACACTTAGACTTACTGATAGGTTGACCATACTGATGCACTTTCCAACCCTCTGTCTTTTTGGTTTCCTCGTCTAAGTACTGACCTTTAACTCGTAGCTTGTAGCTCTCCTTATTTAGATAGCCTTTCATCTTTTGTACAAACTCTCTACCCTCATCGTCGTTAGGTATCTCGCTAAAGACATAAGCGTGACCATTTGGACATTTGTCCTTAAGCATCTCAGCGTACATCATCATACGATTTTTAGCTTGCTTTAGATCAAAGATAGCGTCATCTCTTTGTCTCTCTATTTCGCCAACACCATGATCATCTCTTTCTAGCTTATCTACAAGCCTAGCGTTCTCCGCTCTTAAATCCCTAACAATATTCTTTGAGTAATCAAACTGACTAGAGAATTCATTTTTTAGTTTTTTGTTTTCCTTCTCAAGTGTCTCGATCTTTTTCCAAGCAACATTGTAAGCATCTGCCGTTACAGTAGGTTGACTGTTCAGTTTTCTGATTGAGTTCTCTAAAGTGATTATCCTATCTTTGTATTCGGATATCTTGTATCCCATAGATATCTTCTCTTCTTCTAGCCTAGTTGCTCTTTCAGCTTGTTGTTGGGCAAACATAACATCTTCAGTAGGTTCATGTTTACACTTCTGTATAAGAGCGTGTCTAACATATTGATCTGTCATAGTAGCTATGTCTATAAACTTCTGTTTACTTCTTGAATAATATTTAGCCATCAATCGCTCCTTTGACTTCCTCTTCAGTTGCAATGCCATGTAACTTAGCTAGTTTATCTAGCGTCTCTTGCCCACTACTAGATAGCCTATCGTAATCCCAATACAGATCGACTATACATTTTACTATTTCTTTCTTATCCATTTTGTTTCTCCTAAAACTTTGGTTGGTAAAGTACACCATCTTTAATTAACTTCTTTAGTCGTACACTTTGATTTCTATATAGACTAGCTTGTTCAGTTTGTCCATTCCATTCACAATCGTATTGTAACTGTCTTAGCTTTTTGTATTCAGCTACACAATCCACAAGATGTTTATCTAAACTAATTGGTTGTATCATTGTCATCACGATCTCTCCATAGTGTCGTACATTTTCTTTCAGGCTAATTCCCTACCAAATTTATTTTCGAGTGTCAAACCCTTTAATATAGATTTGATAGTTTCATTATTCCAACCATTGCCAAGCATCTTGTAGCCTTGAGAATTACTTACAGATTTACAGTAATCATCAGGTAAGGTTTGTAACCTACAACATTCCTTAACAGTTAGCTTTCTCCAATGTAACTTATGTTCTCCATAAGCATCAGGGTATCTACCTTTAGGCAAAGGTGAAACAACTGTATCCTTAGTTAAGGTAGATAAGCATCTTGACTTACCTGAATCTGATACCTCAAGTGTTTGCACAATAGGTAGGCTAGTGTCATCATCTTTACGTACACCATTGCTATCTATTCTTCTGCCCTTGATTGATGCAGAATTACAAAGTATCTTAGGTTCTCTGTGTCCACCTTGCATAGTAGTTAAGGTAGGACACTTGCCATGAATAGAGTAAACTCTTTTGATAATGTCATAGCCTTTGATATCAGCTACTCCCACCTGATGACAACCATCGCCAAATACTAATTGTCTACGTGACTTCTCAAAGTACATCTTCAAGTTACCGCCTTTCCAATAGTTAGCGTCAAGACAGTACGACTTGTTTCTATCTACACAACCACACTCGATAATGTCTTTAAGTACGATACCTCTATCTTCAGGCATCTCGAACTCTATATCAGTTATGTACATGCGAACTCTACGTTGAGCAGATACCAAAGCCGAATCAATAATGTGTAGCTTTAGCTTTGGATTGATCTCTTGTAGTTTAGATAGGATAATGTCTTCCCATTCTTTTTTCATCTTCACGTTTTCAAAGAGTAGCTTAACATGAGGATTAACATCGTAGATAGCTTTGTATATCTTTAGGAACTCAAAGAACAACTTAGATTGTTCGTGTTCAAAGTTGAGTTGCTTGCCTGCTACGGAAAATCCCTGACAAGGTGAGCCACAAAAGATAACGTCGATGTCTTTGTGTGAGACTATCTTATCTAGTACACCTCGTACATCACCTAGATGAATTAGATCATCGTGGTTATCATTAGCTATCTGTATTGGAAACTTATTGATCTCTGATGAATACCACCTAGTAACGGGCAATCCTAACTCTTTTACAGATTGCCTAGCTACACTACCACCTGAGAATAACTCTAAATAAATCATGCTTTTTCCCCTTGTTGTTCATTCCACATAGTCAAACCAAAATCATAACCTTGTTTGTAGTAGGCTGAAAATAGTTTGCTTTCATCTCTATTGCCATGCAGTAAAGCATCTGCAACTCCATCTTTAAAGAAACTAAGATAGTTCATTCTTTTTTTATCGGTTGGTGTCATTACCAATCCCTTCTATCTAAGTCAAAGCTACGTCTTAAATCCCACATACTTTGCTCTAAGTTTCTTATGTCAGACAGATATAAATCTTGACAATCAAACAACATCTGTAGTGCTGAACTTAAATGTTGTTCAGTTTCTTTAACTGCTTTCATCTGTTCCTCACTCATGCCTTGAATACCTTTTTGTCTGCTGATTTCAAGTGATTCATATTCAGTTTTTTTCTTAGCCATATGTCTCTCCTATAATTTATGGTCAGGGTATCTTATACATCTAAGTAAAAACATATGTCAAATTATTTTTTTTAAATTATTTTATTGACGTAAAATATGATCTCGTGGTATACGCACTTACCCCGTTGGGAGATACACCCCATACGAGGATAGTTAGGAGTTAATATGAGCCGACCTTTTAAGATAAATGAAGAGACTAAAAGCTATAACTTAACAGTCTCGAAAGCAGACTATGACGAACTAGAGAAATTTGCTACTAGGGAGACAGATAGATACGCTAGCCAAATAAGCGTAGCTGATCTAATCCGAAATGCAATAAAACTATACTTAGAAGATTTGAGGATAGCAGATGAACGAACAAGTGAAGACTGATATAACTGTACGTACCCACGATAAACAACACGTAATGTGGGCAAAGTTATCAGCAGTTAGAGTAGGTATTGTTGATAAGGAGCAAGTTAAGCTAGGTAATCAACGAGACTACCTAACATGGATACCTATCTGTGTGGCAAAGTCACGTAACTTACTTAGTCATGGGTACGACCTAGATAGGCTAGGGCAAGTGTATACTGTGAATACCAAGCAGTATAAGCAGGCTATGTCTAAATGAATCCGAAGTGGTTGAAGAGTTATGTTGAATCCCTTCCCATTTCTAGCTATGGGCGTTATCGGTCTGATTGCCCTCTATGTGGCAAGCCTAACACTTTTAGTGTGAGTGATAACGGGTTTGAAAGATTGTGGTATTGCTTTCACGCTGATTGTCACACTAAGGGTGGAACTGGTATAAGCTTGACTAAAGATAATTCAAGTCAGGCATTTGTCAAAAGAGAAACTAAACAAGAAGAGACAGACATCGATTTCAGTATACCTGATACGTTTGTCTCTTTGTCTCGCAATATCAACGCTGAGAACTATGTCAAAGAAGTACATTCCTATGATGCTTATTTGTCAGGCTTGGCTGATATTAGATATGACTTCCAACGTGATCGTGTTGTCTACCTAGTTAAGCAAGGAGATAAGGTAGTTGATGCAACGGGACGAAGTTTAACCAATAGTAAACCGAAGTGGTTAAGATATGGAACTAGTAGATATCCTTTTTTATGTGGAACGGGAGGGAATTTATTTATTGTCGAAGATTGTCCTAGTGCTTGCAGTATTAGCAATCTTGTTCAAGGACTAGCCTTGATGGGAAC